AAAACCGGCTATTAAAAAAGGGGCAATAAAAGGCAAGGCGAAATTAAAAATTGCTCAGCATGAAAAAGCCCTATCAGGTGATTCTTCAATGCTGATTTGGCTAGGAAAAACTGTATTGAAACAAAGAGACGATCTGTTTGAAGAGATAAAGTTTAAGGATTGTGAAAATCGATCAGAAAAAATGGAGCAGGTTATTGCTTATCAAGCTAAAGGCATTATTTCAGGCAAAGCCGCTAAATATTTGATTGAAAATATTGAAAAAACCAATATGCAAAATATTGAAGATAGCCTCAAGAATCTAACAGACTTAGAGAAAGAAGCAAATGCGAAACACAATAAGGATAACCAATAGAATAGATCTGAATATAGCCCATTTTAAAAAAAATCTATTTAGAAATGAGTCTGACAATACCGATATTAGAACCCTATTTAACCAAATATATGATGCTTTGTATTATTGGCAAAAAGATACAATTACAGCTACAGCAACCCATACTGAAACCTGTTTAATGGCGGCTAATCGTATAGGTAAAACTTATTTAGGCACATTTATGGATGCTGTGCACATAACAGGCGTTTACCCTGACAATTGGAAAGGCTACAAATTCACACATCCCCCAGTTGTCTGGACCCTTGGTTATACCGGAGAAAAAACCCGTGATCTGTTACAAACCCCGATTTTTGGCAGCAAATCTGGCAACACATTAAGCGGCGCTATGGTTCCTTCATCAAGAATTGTCAGATGTGAATCAATGAATGGAACAACTGGAGCCATGCGTTCAGTGTTTGTCGAGCATGAATTGGGTGAATCAAAAATGCAGTTCTGGAGTTATGGACAAGGCGATCATGTTTTGATGGGCGATAATGTGGACTGGTTTCATATTGATGAAGAGCCGGTGGACTCAACAATTTATCCGCAAGTGATTACGCGAACGGTTACAGGCGGAAATCTGATAGATGCTGAAAAACGACAGCATGAAGGGGGGCGTGGAATTCTGACATTTACGCCGGAAAATGGTAAAACTGAAATGGTGCTTAAATTCATGGAGAACCCATCACCAACGCAATTTTTTATAAGAAAAGGCTGGGACGATGCACCCCACCTTTCAGAAGAGGCTAAGGCATCGATGTTAGGTTCAGTGCCCCCACATCAACGTGATATGCGAACAAAAGGCATTCCCATGTTAGGCCATGGTCGAATTTTTGATATGGCAGAAGAAGAAATTACCGTTGATCCGTTTGAAATTCCCGATAAATTCAAAGTTATTGGTGGAATGGATTTTGGCTGGGATCACCCACAGGCTATGATCAGGATGGCTATTGATCTTGATACCCAGACATATTATTTAACACACGCCTGGAGTGCATCAAAATTGAGTGCAAATGAGGCATGGGGGGCAACCAAACTTTGGTTAAAAAACGTTCCTGTTGCATGGCCGCATGATGGTTTAATGCACGAAAAAGGAAGGGATGATGCCAAACAGCAAAAAGACCATTATCATGAAGCTGGGTTTAATATGCTTTTTGATCGTGCAACCTGGGACGGTAAATCAAATAGCGTTGAACAGGGTATTCTTGAGTTAAGACTGTTAATGAAAGAAGGTAAATTCAAGGTTTTTAAAGGGTGCCGCGCTTTTTTTGATGAGTTTTCCCAGTATCACCGAAAAGAAAATGGCGATATTGTAAAAATTAAAGACGATGTTTTAGACGCAACGCGCTATGCCTTTATGATGCGGCGCTTTGCAAAATCGTTAGGCGAACTGGAATTAAAACCCAAACCCATTGAAATCCCAACTCGTGAAAATCACTGGTGACTTATGAGACAAGAATTAGTTGACCGATTTGAGCAGACAAAAATAGATTTTAACGAGGCGATTAGTGGGCATTGGGATCGTATGGATCAAGCCGTTGAAGATATGCGGTTCGCGTTTGTCAGAGGCGCTCAGTGGCAGGGCAGTGATGAAAAAATGTACCAAAACCGCCCTAAATTCGAAAACAATACCACATCGATTGCTATCCAGAGAATTCATGGCCAGTACCAGCGCATGAAGTTTGGGGTGAAAATCATTCCCAACTCTGATGAATCGAAAGAAGAAGATGCCGATCTGTTAACGAGTAAATACCGCGATGATTTTATTAAATCCGATGGCGTTGAGGCAGATTCCAACGCTTCATTAGAAGCCTTTACCTGTGGATTTGGTGCAACCCTTTGGGTAAACAAATACGAAAATGAAGAGAACCCTGATCCTAATAAACAGTATCTTTGCAGTGAGCCGATCTATTCCGCAGCAAGTTCAGTAATATTTTCTGCCAATGCGATAAAAAAAGATAAATCAGATGCAAAAAAAGGGTGGCTTCTGGTTCGCATGAACAGAAAAGCGATTGAAGAAGAATATGGCGTTAAAATCGCAACCTATCCGCATGTTGTCGGATCAGCCCTTGAACTGCCCATTGATAATACCAAAGACGTTTATTTGGCCCACGTTTGGGAGAAAACAGAAAAGAAAGTCATAGATCATATTTTCAGTGATGGCCTTGTCATTACTACCGGCGATGGCATCAAGGATAATATTGGTAATGATGTGCCCCGTGAAGTGTTTGAAGAGTTAAAAAGTCTTGATGATTTTGAGGTGATTAAAAGAAAAGTCTGTTGTGTTGAGTATTCGTTTCAACACGGGGACGGTTATTTGATAGAGCCACAAAAGACCCCGTTTAAGAGAATCCCCATTATCCCGCGTTATGGTTATTTTTGTGTTATCAATGGAGTGGAATATTGGTGGGGAGAAGTCGCACAAAAAAGGGACCCTCAACGATTCGAGAATATGCTGTATTCTGCCTTGGGTCAGATTGCCGCACAAAACCAGATTGGCATTAAGGAATATCTGCCACAGCAAGTTGCTCGACATGCCAGGGCCCATGCCTCAAAAGATGTTGAAAACCCTCCTTATTTGTTAACTGATCCTGCAACAACCGAACAAGGTCAGGAAGTCATTGGACCTGTAGCAGAACATCAGCCCCCGCAAATTGGCTCAGGCCTGCAAGCGGCGGTTCAGATTAACAGCAGCATTAAACAGCAGCATGAAGGCACAGGCCAAAGCACCTTACCTGCCAATGCAAGCGCGGTGGCGATTCAACAGGTCAATGAACGGCAAGATGATCGTTATCAAATGCTGTTTCAAAATTCGATGTATTCCATTCAGGCAGGCGCAAAGGTTTATATTCCTGCTTGTAAGCAGCTTTATTTTTCGCAGCCAAGGAACATCCGGTTATTAAGTATTGATGGCACTTTTTCCATGGCAGATACCATGCAGCAAGATCTTTCCCCTGATGGGTTGTCTTATGGCCCTTATAAGAACGCAGCCCAGGGCGATTATGAAGTTCAGGTGCAAATGGATGAGGCCTATAAACACAAAAGAGCCAGGGAGCATGAAGAGGCGCTTAAAATGTTGCAGTATGTGGATACTCAGACACCCAAAGGTCAGATGGTATTGAATCAGGCGATTTTAACCACAGATTCTGATGCGTCCCGCGATCTTAAAAAACTGGCTCGTATGGATAACATTGATATTATGCTGTCCAAAGGCATTCAGGTTAAACCTGAAAACCCTGAAGAAGAGCAATACATACAACAAAAAATGCAGCAAATGCAGCAACAGGCGCAGCAACAGGACCCACAAACGCAAGCTCTTATCATGCAGGCTCAGGCAGAAGCGCAGGCGCGTCAAATGGAGGGGCAGGCAGCCATTCAAAACGAGCAAAATGATGCCGTTAAAAACCAGATGGATCAGCAGAAATTGCAGATGGAAGCCATTAATGATGCGGTTCAAAATGAGATTGCCGCTCAAAAGGTTGAAAACGAACGAGCCCGATTGCAAATTGAAGCACAAAAAGCCGGTGCTGATATTCACTTAAAATCCGCTCAGGCCTTAAAAACACAGGCAGAAACAGCCACAACTTTGGCAAAAGAACACATATCATCTCAACCTATAAGAAGGCCTGTTGAGCCACCGGATCTGGTTATTGTTGAAGAAATAGAAGAAGAGCCACAGCCCATGAATAACGAGGGCTGATCATGGCTCAAGAATATATAACGATCAGCGCAGAAGAAGTGAATGAAGAAGAGCGGGCGCGTGTTAATCGTGCCAGGGAAACCCATGTAGCCATTGGTGTGAATCTTTCAAAAATGATTTCTTCTTATCTGGATTATTTTAATGAGGATGAACAGTATCAGTTAAGTTTGATTCTAATTTCTCAGGGCCTTAACTGGTTTCATGAAAGAAACTATAAAAAAGAGATGAAAAATCTTTGTCTTGGGTATCTTGAAACCCTTTGTTCACCTGAAACAACTGATAAAAAAGACCTCCACTAAACTGCTAAAAAAATCTATTTTCCCAACCGTTTTTGATTAGTCAGAGCTATGCCATGATCAACAATTTCCCAAACAATTTTCCAAACCCCAAAAACATTTTCACAAGAAAGTTTTTTATCATTGTGGCAATAATCGCAGTGATAATTTTAATTTTCTCCGTGTCAGTAAGAACCAACATCTATAGAAACCAGCAATTTGGGCCCTTTACCTTTATAAAGAAAAATGACGATATTAAATATTTCACCAAGGGCAACAGTAACATCCCTGTGACCTATACCAGTGTCTTTTCAGTCTATGAGCAAAAGCCATGGGTGCATGTGGCAGCGATGAGATCAAGAAAAACCAGTTGTATGCAGGAGCGGGCAGGGATGACCAAAGAAGCCTTTTATCTTTTCTATGATGATATGAAATACTATTTATTAAACACCCGAACTGGCACAAATTCAGGCCCATTAACGGAATTGGAATATATCGAAAAGGCTGAGGATCTGGATTTAACCCCCATGATCAGAAACAAGCCGAAAAAATTTGATCGGCTTGAGCTAATTACTGTTGAGGATATTTGCACAAAAAAGCCGTTGTGATTCCACAAGAAGAGAGAAGCCTGATTTTTGAAGAGGGGATATATGCTTTACAAGACGCTTCTGAATGTCATGCGGTTTCTGAAGCTGGATGATCAGGAGGTCCAAACAATCCTTGGCATCGATGCTGAAGCCTTTGATGCAATGACGCAGCGCAAACAAATAAACCCTGATACCAGGGAAGGCAAACAGATTTTATTGCTGATCAGGCTTTATGTGAATATCTATGCGCTAAACGGTGGCAACTTACACTGTATGCAAAAATTTTTTGATTCACCCAGCACATTGACCCAAGGGATACCAAGGCAGCAGATACAAACCCCCGAAGGATTTAAAACCGCGCTAAAAAAACTGTCGAGTATCAACCGGCGTTCCTTTGAAAAAAAAGGCTTCGCCTTTTCTTCAATAAATAAAAATAAAAATTAAAAACCCAAAAAGATCTTTAATCCCTTTTTATGCGGTTTTCAAGCGTTTTTATTTTGCGAATGGTATTCG